GCAGGCGATAGTCCGTCGGTGGCGTACAATCAGCGGAGCGGAGCGTGCTCGCTCAACGCGGGCGCCGGCGACACTGGCTCCCAGGTTCCGACCGCGGTTGGTGGAAACTGCTGGACGGCAAATTTCAGTGGAATCAAGCCAACTCCGGCGATTTGGGGCGCCAAGGTTGATGGCACAACCGACGACAGTTCGGCGGTGCAGGCGGCGGTAAATTACTTGTGTAGCACCACACTGCCGCTTCCTGCGGGTCGCCAGCTTTATATGGCGCCGGGCAAAAATAGATTTCACGACATCGCGGTTCCCTGTGGGGTGCGGGTCGAGGGATCGGGAATCGGGAGCATTGGCTTCGGCAGCGGTAATCCGATCTCCTCGCAAGTAGACTGCTCCGACATCGTGGCATTCTGCATCCGCTTCCGCCCACCGGGCTCATATCCAGCGGCGTCTCAAATGGATGGCGGGTCGGTCGAAAATATCGCATTCATGACATCGAATCGTACCGGCGTCATTCTGGAATTCGATCAGATCCGCGCGCCCACGGTCAAACGAGTGGCGATCTGGAACGCCCTCAACGGCATCAAGATTTTTGGCTCTATCGCAGGGGTCATCGACGATGTCCAGCTATGGTTTATTTCAGGGATCGGGATAGAGGGCTCGGGAGACATGTCCGGCCCTGGATGCACGCTAAGCGCCTGCGCAACACGCAGCGACAGTCTGTACATCGACAACATCGTTGGCGGAGACAGTGCCTATACCTCGACCGGATATTACTTTCACGACCAAATGTTTACCGTGCAAGGTAATGATATGCAGTGGGAGAATGGGGCATATGGTCTAAGGGTGACTTGCGGCGCCGGTCAACCTGACGCTACTTATTGTCCATCGCATCTTATATTCAAGGGGCTCAATCTGGAATTCGCGACGGCCCCTTTATCGCTAATGGATTTCTCTGATTTCCTCTGCTCTCAATGCTATATGGCCGGCAAAAGCACGACCACCACCGGCGACGATGTATTCGCGGGTCTGGCCAATTACACGACGACCAATGGGGCCGGCGGCGGCATCGTCATCTCGGACAGCCAAATTTATGGAGCGTCTGGTAGCTGCGTAGCTATCGGGGTTCCGGACTCTAAGATCCGCAGCAGCAATATTTACGCATGTAATGGGGCGAACACCGGCGCAGCCGGCGTCGAATACACTGCCGGCGCAAGACACACTCTGTCAGACACGACGCTTTGCACCTTCCTTGGCGTGGTCGGCACCACAATGGGGTCGTGGCTGGTCGACAGCGGCGCGAGCGACGTATCGTCAAGCAACAACACCTATTTCGGCTGTTCCGGCAATCCGCAAAACCACAGTTCTGTCCAGGCCACGGTTTATGAATCAAATCCGAACCCGCCGCCCTCTCCGGTAACGGTCGCGGCCGGCCCCAATGGGAGTGGTCTCGGGTCAGGCGCCATGAACGTCACCGGCAACGATTTCGGTGGGGTAATCCTGCTCGCCCCAGCAGGAAGTCCCAGCGCTGCGGGAGATGTGAGACTGACCATGTCGGCGTTTCACTATCCAAATGTCATTTGCACGGCGATTACTGCAGGCGGGAGCGCGGCGTGGACAGTTGGCGCTACGGTCGGCAATAGGACGGCGCCGACCACGAGCTATTTCGATTTCGATTGGGCGAACGCTGGGGCTGCCCTAACCGCCGGCCAAACCTATCAGATCTTTTATCGCTGCGGCGGGTTCTGAAGTGCCTGCAACCAATATAAGTTTGGTCAATCGATCGCTGGAGCAGATTGGCGGCCAGGCCCAAATTATCGGGTTCCCGCCGACTGACAATTCTCCCGCCGCTCAAGCCGCCGCGGTACTTTATCAGCCTGCCGTCGAGATGGTCTTGCGTGAGGGCGATTGGGATTTCGGCAGCCAGACGGTAGCGCTGACCTTGCTGAAGACCGCTCAAGTCCCTCCGGTTGACTTATGGGACGAGACGCAGCCTGTGCCGCCGTGGCGCTTTGAATACCTCTATCCGCTGGGGCAGACCAATCAGATATCGGCGATCTACATCCGGGGCTTGCGTCCTGATCCGGTCGGGTTTCAGGGCGGCGATCCTTACGAGCCGGGGCCGATCCTGTTCAAGGTCGCGTTCGATATCGATCTCGACGTGCTGCCGCCGGGAGTGACCAGCCCGGCGAAGGTGATCCTTACCGATCTCGAGAGCGCGCTGGCGATCTGCACGGTGGCCCCGCCGGAGAACATGTGGGATTCGATCTTCCAGGAAGCCGTTGTTCGCACCCTATCCTCATCCTTCGCGATGGCGCTGGCGGGTCGGCCGGATTTCTCCCGAGTAAAATTGGAGGAGAGTTTCAGCATCATTGGTGTCGGCCAGAACCGCGTAGGGTGACGTGGCCAACCCTCTCACGCGTCCCCCGGATGTTTGCAACCGCGCGCTCGACGAGTGCGGCGTGCCCGTTATTGCCGAGATGTACGAAGGCAGCGCATCGTCCCGCGTGGCGCTCAGGCATTACGGTCCTAGTGTGCGTTCCCTGCTGCGTTCGGCGCACTGGAACTTCGCGCGCAAGACCGCCCCCCTGTCGCTTGCCAAGGACACGACCAATACCGACGGCACGGTGCCGACCGACGTGCCGCCGCCGTGGCTCTACGAATACCTTGACCCCGAGGACTGCATCAAGGTGCGGTTTGTGCCGCAACTCTCGGCCCCCGATCCCCTCACTCCGCCATTGATGACCAACCTGCCGGTTGCGCCGATCTACAGCAGCACGTTGCCGGCTCCTTTCGTCGTCGGCACCGATCTGTTTGCCGGTCCCGATGGGACGGGAATTGCCGTCATCCTGACCAACGTCAAAAACGCAATGGCCGTCTACACTGCGATGATCAGCGATCCGCAGCAATGGGACCCGTTGTTCATGGACGCGGTCGTGGCGTTCCTCGCCGCGAGGTTTGCGATGCCGTTGGTGCCAGACAAGAAGCTCGCGATGCAGATGCGAGCGGAGAATATCGCGATCGTCAAGGACGCGGTCGGCCGCGCCCGTGTCTCGGACGGCAACGAGGGGTGGAGCACCGTAGACCATATCCCGGACTTCATCAGGGTGCGAAGCACCGGCGGGTGGCCGAGCGGGTTTTTCACCAGCAATATTCCGGGGCTGATCGCCGGGTGGGACACCTTGTCCCTGCCGGACGGCTCAGCCTATTAGCCGATGACTCTTCCGGTTCTCCAGCCGGCGTTCTCTGCCGGCGAACTCGCCCCGGCGTTGTGGGGCCGCGAGGATCTGGCCAAACTGCACGTAGGCGCGACAACCGCCCGAAACCTCTACGTCAATTATCGCGGGGGGCTGTACTCCCGTCCTGGCACGGCGTTTGTCGGACGCTCCAAGCAACCCTTCGGTGTTCGCCCACGCATCATCCCGTTCTCGTTCTCGACGACGCAGGCTTATGCGCTCGAATTTGGCGACCAGTATCTGCGGTTCATCTATCGTGGGGCGTACATCGCCGAGACTCCGCTGGTCATCACGGCGTTCTCCAGCGACGGGATGCTGACCGTCACCGGCTCGTTTACGACGGGCGACTGGATCTTTATCGATCATCTCGGGGCCGCCAGCACGTCGATCAACGGCGAGACGTTTATCGTCGGCGGCAGCGGCGGATCGACCTTCCCGCTGCTCGACCTCGACGGCAATCCGATCACCCAGAACTACGGCCCGATAGTTTACACGGGCAGCGGTACGGCGGCCCGGATCTATACGATCACGACGCCGTATCAGGCCAGCGACCTTCCGCTCCTAAAATACGCGCAGTCGGCTGACGTGATGTCGCTCACGCATTCGGCTTATGCGCCGATGGAATTGGAGCGGCTGGCGGCGGATAACTGGACATTGACCGCCTACACGACTCAGAGCAACATCAACCCGCCCGCGGCCCCGCCGACCGTGATGCTCAATTACATCGCGCATATGGGCGACGTCCCGACCGCGACCGGTTATGCCTATGTCGTGACCGCGGTGGACATGAAGACCGGCGAGGAGAGCGTCGCATCGTTCGATGGGCGCTTGGCGTCCGCGATCGACATCGCCGTGACGGCGGGCTCGATCACGATCACCTGGCTTTCCGTACCCGGCGCAAAATATTACAATATCTACAAGGCGCAGCCTGCCGTCGCCACGACGGTGCCAGCCAACGCACTCTATGGGTTCATGGCGCAAACCCAAGGCACGCAGACGATCGACAACAACATCATCGCCGACTACACGCAGACTCCGCCGCTGCACAACAACCCGTTCGTGCCCGGCCAGATCCTCGGCTTCAACATCACCAGCCCAGGAACCGGCTATACGTTTTTTACGATCACGGTCACCACGTCCACTGGCACCGGATTGGTTGCGGCGGGCGTGCCGATCAGCGGCACATTGGGCGGGATCGAGCTGTCCAGTGGCGGAAGAGACTTTCTCCCGACCGACCCCGTCGTCATCGGCGGCGACGGCACCGGTGCGACGGCGACAGCGATTGTCGGCCCGGAGCAAGGAATCTATCCCGGTGTCGTGTCGTATTTTCAGCAACGCCGAGGTTATGCCAACACGCTGAACCAGCCGGACACGATGTTCTTCTCGCAGCCCGGCGCCTTTCAAAATTTTGACAGCCGCATCCCGGTCGTCGATTCCGACGCCATCGTTGCAACGCCGTTCGCCGAGCAGGTCGATGGCATTCAGTTCATGATCCCGATGTCGGTTGGCCTAGTCGTGCTGACTGGGAAATCGGCCTGGCAGATCGAGGGTGCCGGGAGTTCCACCTTCAACCCGCAACCCATCACGCCGTCCAACATCGAGGGGCTGCCGCAAGCCTTCAACGGCTGCAATTCGCAGGTCGTACCGATCAAGGTCAATTACGACATTCTTTACGTCCAGGCGCTCGGCGCGCGGGTGCGCGACTTGGCGTACAATTTCTTCACCAATCTCTACACCGGCACCGACATTACGGTGTTGTCGACCCATCTGTTTGATGGCTACCAGATTACCGAATGGGCGTGGTGCGAAGA